AGAATAAGTATTTGAAACAGCGTTAGTAGCACCACCACCAATATTAGAAGCCGTGGCAGATACAGTATTAGAAACACCGCCTGAAATTGTAGACCATTGACCAGATGCAACTTGAGTCGCAGTAGCCCTAGCAGTACTCCAATCCACCGCATTAGCACCCCTAGCATTACCACCTGTAGCTGTGGAATCTGTTAGTTGAGCCTGTAGCGCACCAGTACCTTGAGGCTGAACAACCAATGGAATGTTTGTGTCTGAGCCAGCCGCCCTTATAACTGCGCCAAAGCCTGTCGCAGAGCCTGTCATTTGCACCCAATTTACCGTTGATGCCGTGTTTGTAAAACGTGCTTGCCGAACAGCGCCACCGTTTGTCAAAATATCAATTGACTCTGTTCCTTTGGAAAACAAATTCATTCTAATATTAGAGTCAGAACCTTGAGCAGAAATTGCTACAGGTGAACCAGTAATGCTTCCCGTTACTTGTACATAGTTAACAGCAGAGGCTGTGTGGGATACTTCCATTTGTGTTGGAGTTGTGCCAGCAGTTTTAAAAAGGATTGAACTAGACCCTTTTGATGAAATCACAAGCGGCACGTTTGTATCCGAACCATTAGCTAACAAGTATGGCGCACTACTAGTTACCGACCCAGAAACTTGTATATAGTTAACAGCAGAGGCTGTGTGGGCTACAGTAAGTTGTGTTGCACCTGATGTATCTGTTTGAACGAATAATGACCCACTAGATATTTGAATTGCACCACTTGTATGCGTTGAACGCAATATGGGAAAACTTGTAGAGCCAAATGCTTCCCAATAATTAGTAGCACTACCAATATCAGTACGCACACGAAAGTGTGTCCCACTATTACCCGTTACAGTCGTTGAACCTGTACCTTTATTTGCAATGTTAAAACTAATATTTGTATCACTTCCCTGTGCGCTTATCGTTGGCCCTGAACCTGTAGCACCGCCTGTTACCTGAACGTAATTGACTGCGGATGCTGTGTGGGAAATGTTGGCTTGAATATTTAAATTAGAATTGTTATTTGAGTTTGTACCTAAAAATAAGTTACCTGTGCCTTTAGACATAAGGATTAAATTTGAGGCAGCACCAGACCCGTATGGTGTCATGTAAAGTGAGTTTTGCCCAGAACTTCCAGCAAAAATACCAAGACCAGCAATTGTTGTTGCGCTAAAATCGGCAACTCTAACCGCAGTGCCATTACCAGTGTTTAAATTAACAACACCCGCACTTTTAGAAGTCAGGTTTAAGTCAGCATTACTTGCTGTGTCTGTAACATTCAGCGTGTTTGTATATTGGTCAAGATTGATTGTCATATTAGTAAACCAGTTCTACAGTCATTTGCTCGACATATTCTTGAAATTGCTCAGCAGTATTTTTACCAAACCCAAACAGTCTATGAAACTGCGTGTGATGCACACCACACAAAGTAACGCCATTATCTACATCAAACCGCTTTTCGGGGAAAATCTCAAAGGCATCCAAATGATGAGCCGCTAAAGTTCTTGTGTTTTCACCACAAATTTTACACATATAGCCATCACGCACAAAGACTGCATTACGCCAATCTTTGGCATCAGCGGAATGGCGGATTCGGTTATTCAATACTGTGTTGTGCAATTCTTTAGGCTTCCAACAAGCATTGTTTTCACCTCGATTAGATTTACCACGACATTGAACACAGCGTGTAGCATTTCTACTTCCTAACAATTTATTGCAATCAATGCACTTATTGTTGCCACCTTTCCATGTAGGACTGCTTTCACCTTTGCGGTCTGGATAAACAACATCACTGTATGTCACATATTTTGGTTTAGTTTCTATGCCATACTTTTTAAACCGCCTTAAGACAGTAAGTTTGGCGCATGGGATGCTTTCACAAATATTTAAAAGTGATTTGTTTTTATCAAAATATTCCGAACGCAACCATTCTGGGTTATCCAGTAGATGTGCGTTTGGTGATTTAACTCTTGGGGTATTCATTAGAACGTCGTTTCCGTCGTTTCCGCCTTGCATACCCAGCGTATAGTTGTAGATGCCGCACCTGTTACCGTTACCGCAAGACCACCATTCGTAGTGTCAGCAGTTAAAGCGATAACCCACGCAGTAGCCCCTGCTGTTGCCGCCACTCGGTTAATTGCGGGTGTTCCAATCAGCACAGTCGATGCCGCATTAGCACCTCGCATGATTGCACCTTCAAAAGACCAAGAAGCACCATTAGCCGCACCTGTTACGTTAGCAATGACAGAGCCTTTGAACGCATAGGCAGAGTTGTTGGGTAGGATAATCTGGTTGTTTGTGCTGGCGGCAGATGCGTTTGAACGCAATACAGTAGCTGTAGCGTCTGTTGTTTGAACCGCTAAAACAAGCAAACTTGATTGAGCTAATGCAAGAGTTCCACCCAAAGGTGTTTGTGAACCAAAAACAGAAATACCTTCTATGCCTCGTGTAGAGGCAAAGTTACCCCCAAGAGTTGCACTGTAGGCACTATTTGCAATGTTGTTATAACCACCAATAGACGTTGCACCAAAGCTTGTAGCCTGATTATTAACACCGCCAGATACTACAGAGTATGTACCACTTGCAATAGAACCAGAGCCACCACCAACAAATGCGTATTGTCCACTTGCTAAACCGTTAATGCCACCACCAATAAAACTCCAATCACCAGAGGCAACATTTCTTTGTGACGCAGTGCCTGCATTGCCTCCGCCCCCGATGAAACTGTAACTTCCAGTTGCCTGATTGTTACCACCGCCTACTACTACACCGTGTGGTGTAAAAAAGGATAGGGTTGATGTTGATGAACCGCTTGCTACTTGGGATAGGGTTAGGCTTGTTCCTGAAACTGCGGCAACGTAAGTGTTAGTGGCAATGGAAGTTCCCGTGATGTACTGACCAACTTTAATGCTTGCATTTGACCCTGACAATGTGACCGCAGTTGTTGCGTTCATTGTGCCTGATTGCGTGGTTACTGCGGCTAGTGCTGTTCCACTATTTGCTTGACCGCCACCAATAAAATTAAAAGCACCAGCGGCAGTATTTCCATATCCACCAACTAAAGCAGACATCCAATTTGATGCCGTATTTGATGCGCCACCACTTATAGATGCGCCTTGATTACTGGCTGTATTTGACTGTCCACCACCGACAAATGATGTAAAGTTATTTGATGTGTTTGCATACCCGCCAGCAATGTTTGCAGTAAATCCACTAGCACTATTGTTATACCCGCCACCAACTACAGAATAAGCACCGCTTGCAACAGAACTTGCACTTGCCCTTAATGTCTGCCAATCAACAGCATTAACACCGCGGGCATTACCACCAGTAGCAGTAGAGTCTGTCTGTTGGGCTTGGAGTGCGCCAGTACCTTTTGGTTGTAGGACTAATGGGATGTTGGTGTCTGAGCCAAGAGCAGAAACGACAGGCGCAACACCTGTAGCACCACCAGTAACATTTAAATAATTAACTACAGATGCCGTGCTTGTAATACGCATCTGATTAAGTGTTGTGCCATCAGATGTATTAAAAAGAATTACGCCACCACCTGATGATTGAACATACAAGTTTTGGTTGGGTGCTGTTAGTTTAATTGCGTTACTAGCAGAATCTCTGGCAATAGAAAATGTACCGCCATTGACGTTGTTGATGACACTGCCTGTTCCTTTTGGGGTCAGGTTTAGGTCTATGTTGGTGTCTGAGCCTGCAACAGAATGAATAGGGCCAGAGCCTGTAGCAGACCCTGTTAGTTGATGGTAATTTACTTGGCTAGAAGTTATGCTTGTTTTTAATGCTGGTGAACCTGCCGCATTTAAAGATAAATCAATAATTCCTGTTGAGCCAATGCGTTGTCGAATAAAGTTAAAACCGCCAGTTCTAATCCCCAAATCTAAACCAACTTCACTATCGCTACCTTGACCTGTAATAACTGGATTAGTAGTTGTAGTTGCCCCCGTTACTTGTACATAGTTAACAGCAGAGGCGGTGTGGGATATAGCGGCCTGTGTAGTACCACCACCATTAGTTCTAACAAAGATAGTGCCTGTACCATTTGAACCAAGCGAAAGATTTGCGTTTGTACTACCTTGAGCAACAATGTAGGGGGTAGTTCCACCACTCAACTGAACAAAACCAGTGCCTGATGAATCAGCAACACGCACCATTTCACCAGTGCCTGTATTAAATTTATGCGACCCAGTACCCTTGGTAGTGTAGTTAATGTCTATGTTTGTGTCTGAGCCTTGCGCTGATAGAACAGGGCCAGAACCAGTGGCGGCTCCTGTAACTTGTAAGTTATTTACCGCTGATGTTGTGTGAGTTACTGAAAATTGTTTTTGTCCAAATGCGTTGGTATAGGTTGAAACCTCTGCGCCACCTTTTGAAGAAAACAAAAGACCAGAAGAAGTTGCAGAGCCGTCTGTTGATAAGTAACCAAAACCAAAAGGAGAGCCAAATACTTTTACATAAGCGTTAGGAGCAGAAATTGGTGTAGTAACACGAAAAGATTCACTACCTGCCACACCACCTAAAGAAGTCTGCCCAGTAGCAGTCAGCGTAGTGAACGTACCAGCCGCAGGGGTTGTGCCGCCAATGACTGTGTTGTTAATCGTGCCGCCTGTGATGGGGTAGCCATCTACATTGCCTGTCTCGTTCTCATAAACAGCCCGACCTGCGGGGTAGTCAACAAATACATCTTTAGTGCCTATGGAAAAGTTAACCAGCGATCCACCATTGCTAGATGCCAACACTGTATCCCGCGACAGTAAAGCCCCGCTGGCTGTATATGTGCCAATGCCCACCTCATACTCAGTGCCCGTATAGGCAACAATGGTGTAGTACGTGGTGTTTCCGTTACCTATAACGGCGAAGCTCTGGCAACTGGGTACCGCTCCAAGCAGGGTGATTGTCCCTGTGCCTGCGGTAGTTGTCGTCTCCCTAACACGGTCGGCAAGGACAAGCGCCATATTTAACCTGCCAAGCTAAGTGTGTATGTAATGTTCAGTGTGTCGCCAGATACAACCGTCCGGTCGCCGGGTGATTGGAAATCAGCGGCAGAAAACAGTGTGCCCGTTGTCCCGCCCTTTGTGTCATCGCTAATCAAGAACGCCCCGCCTACAGTAGCAGTTGCATTGATGTTAAACGCCGCCACAGAAGCCGAGTTTGTAGCCACCGAGGGGTTAGCTGTTGTTGCCGTAGCAAACGAGCATGTAGGACGTACACCGTTACTGTAAGGCGTAATCTCTGTCCAGCCTGCGTGAGAGGCTGCCGTATCCCCAGCCGCCGGTGTATTAGAAGCACCCGCCCCGTACAAACCTAAGTACCAAGTTGTGATCTGTGTAACTGAAGTCAGAGCACTGCCTGCCATGTACTGAAGACCTGTGTTGACCACCAAGTTGTGCTCTGTTGCAGTCCACTTAACCTGACCATCCGCGCCCACACACTCCATCGTGAAGCGGCCTAAAGCCATTGCAGACTCGCCCGAACGTGTGCCACACACCAGCCCTGCGGCCACAACATCTTTACCTGTAACTTTTTCGTGTGACATAGAAACCTTTAATTAGAACTACGAATCAACGCCGATGTCGCTGTGTTCGCGGGCATAGTGATTGTAAAGTTAGTAGAAGTTTTGTCAGACCCAAAGTCCAACACGGCGATAGATTTATTACCTTGGGTAAAGTTGTAAATCAACGCACAACGAGCCGTCACCGAGGCGTTAAACACAACATCCGCAAAATCCACATAAGCGGTATACCCAGATGAGTTAATGGTCACACCAGTCAAAGTTACACCGCCCGCCACATAACCACCACCGCTAACTTCATTGGTTGAGTCGTACACGGTCGTCGCTTCGTTTAAATCAGCGCTGGCGGTAAACAGAGCAATCTTCAATGTGTTTGTAGACAAATTGTGAACGCCCGTATACAACTCCGTTTTGAAGCTGGTGGTCTGGGTTTGTAGGATGTAACTCATGAAACAGCAATCCTAAGCTGGCCATCTCGGTATGCATCCATCCGTTGTTTGCCGTCTGCCAAGTTTTTATACAGAGCAATAGCCTGAACGTAGCGATCCTGCGCCAGCTTGACCATATCAGCCTCACCCTTCATGTAGGTGTAAGCTTCACAGATTGTCCCGTACAGCAATACAGAATCAAAGTTATCACCTAGCCACGACGTACCAGCAGTCACAATGGACTCAGGGTAGTAGTAGAAATGCAACTCAACCGTGTAATTTGAATTCGGTGTAGGGCCAAGAATAAACGACAACTCTGTAGAATCTAACGTGGACGGCCCGAAGATGGCGTAGTGCTTTGGCAAGCCCGTAGCAGATGAACTGGGATACGCTTCACGAATGAAGTTGACATCTTTGTTCAGCAAATATTTGTAGTCACCAGCCGCATCCACCACTGCCAGTGAATACGTAGACAAAAAGTCGCCCGGAGCTGACAAGTACTTGTTATTGGTTGACAAAGTGCCTGTCATGTTCTTTCGCAAATTTGCTGGCTGCGCGGTGTTGTAGATGCGCTGCTCCGCCTGCTTAATGAAAATATTCATATCCACAGTTGGGAAAGAGTTCTCGCAGTAATCACTTACTGCCACGACAAGCTCGTTGTAGTTCATGTGTTTCTCAAGCCATTGGGCCGCGAGCCATCAAACCTTTAGTAGCCGCGCCTGTACCACGTACTTTGATACCAGACGTTTTAGCTGCCGGTTGTGGGCGGCGGTTAACGTTACCAATAGACATGTTGACTGTATTGGCATCACTATGATCAGGGCCGCTTCCAGGATTCGTAGAAGCCGTCACCACTTTACCAGTCATGGTGTGTGGTGTAGCGTAGACTTTAGCATCGCCAACTTCTTTACCCATCATCTTTTTGCTAAATGTAGCCATGATTAACCTCGTTTCTGTGCGGCAATCTTTGCCAAGTTACGACCCATAGTCTTCATGTCTGAGTTAGTTTTACCTTTACCAGCGCCTTTACCACCGTGCATCATGCCAGCGGTTGGGCCACTATTGCCAAGGTTTTTGCCTTCGGTTTTACCCTTTTTAGCAATGCCATCTGCTGATCGTGTGTATGCCATTTTAAGCTCCTTAAGATACCGTTACTGTACCGACAAACGTTGTCGCTATCAAGTAGTTCGGCGTTAAATCTGAATCAAAAAACCTAGCCCCGCCTACGGGTGCCCAGCCCCATTGGATGTCTCTCGAACCACCAGACAAATTACCATTTGCATTTACACCAGACGTTACATATGTAGTGTCTTTACGGGGATTGCGCAGGGCCTGGGGATCATCTACGGGAAACGTACCTAACATTAACTGTGGCTGATCTGGGTCCCAACACTCAGGGCAAACCAACAACTCATATTTGCGCTGCTTAATAATTTCTGTTTTAAGCTTTTTTAATTTGAACTGCTGGCCGCAACGATCACATTCAGCAATCGCTATCTTGCCGGATGCAAAACGATTACCCATTATGAACCACCAATAAACATCTGGCGCGGCACAAACCGGACCGCCGCTTTTTCCCGATCTTCACCAGCTGCAATTTCAAACGTCTCGTCGTAAATCTGTTTAAGCATCTGGATGCGCGGCATTAGTTCCGGTACTTTAATGGCAATGTGGTACGCCAGGCCTGCAACCAAACATGGCAAAAACCGGAAATTCATATCTGCTGTTTCAACACCAGCGCCAGCATCTTGAACTCTACGCAGTCTGTAATACACAAATTGATATGGGGTGCTGTTATCTGGCGTTGGCCAGACTGTCACCGCCGGCAGCTGCGGCACAAAAACCGCAGTTGCAGTTAAATGCGATGCCGCCGTCGTGTTATTCTGGCCACGGAATACACCACCCAAAGTGTTTCCTGTTACGTACGTGTAATAGATGTCTTCTGAATCTATGCGAATAAATCCTGAGCCCGCCAATCCAACCACGGTATTCAGCGTAATTGTTGTTGCGGTAGAAGATAGGGCGCCATTCAACGTAGAACTTGTTGGGTTAGTTTCACCAGACAAACGCTGAATCCAAACTTGAATTGGCCTAGCCTGGCTAAGTTTATTGGGAATCGTAGCGTACGTAGAAACACTAATACGCGTAATTGTTAAGTCGGCTTGTGTAGACGAAGTATTGGCGCCAGTGCGAATCACATGCTCCAGCAAATCAATAGTGTCTGTAGGCAAAGCATACGTAGATAAGCCAGGAGTCAGGTTAATTATTCCCTGTTCCATCGTCCACATGTTGATACCTTTGCTCTGCCACTCAATGGTCATGAGGTTCATTGACCTACGTGCTGTGCGCAGGTCATAACCAGATCTCATCTCCCGGCCGGCCCGCTCCCATGCCTCTTCAGCAATTTCACTAAAATCCATGTTGAAGAGGGTGGAGCCGGTAGTGGTCATTTCTTGGCCGTCTTTGCAGAGTTAATAAAAGCCTGAGCTGTAGGCGCACCCTTTGAACCAGGCTTACGCATTTTTTCTTTCGATCCAGCGGCTATACGTTTTTTCTTTGCATTAATGTTGGCATACAAACCAACACCACCGCCATCAGCATATTGCGTAAAGTCGGTGTTATCTTTGCGGGCTTTTTTAGAACCTTTAGGCATTTTGCTTGGGGACATTGCCCCCATTCCACGGCTAGACATCATTTTGGATCACCTTTGGTTTTCTTAGCTAGAAACAATTTATCAACCATTTCTATCCGTTGAGGTTTAGTTGTCACTTTGTTAATAATACCCAACCGCTTGGATTTACTAGCACCGTAAAAACCCGCCTTCTTTAAAGACTTAACTACTTTAGCAGCTGGTTTTACGGTTGCCATATCAGCACATCCCGCCATTTTTCATGGTAATCATGGTGCCTTTAGTCTTGCCTTTTGTAGCGCAGCCATCGGCTCGTTTAGAGGCAGAACCCACTTTACCGCCACTAGCCATTTCACGGGGGGAAGGTGGCATGCGTTTTTCTTTGGTAAAAATACGAGCGTCTTGCTTATCTTCATACGCTTTAAGTTCCTTGGCTGTAGGGCCGCCTTGACCGCCACGCCCTGCGCCCGCTTTAGACGCGTTAGGGCCAATATAACGGTTTGCTCCGCTAACAGGTTTATCTGTTGGGAAAGACACCGTACTGTCGGGATCGTACTCATCAGATGCCATATCGGAGCCTTTGACCAAGTACTCGTAGTTAGCTGGTTTGCTTTTTTTAGTAGCCATGATAATTCCTTAGCAGGCCATGCCGCCTTTAGTCATCTTAACCATTGTGCCTTTGGTTTTGCCTTTAGTAGCAATACCATTAGCAGAAGAGCGGAAAGTGCCGCCTTTGGCTAGCTTGGTCATAGACTCACCTTTGTGCAAACGGCCTTCGTGTTTGTTCACGGCTTTCTGCATCATAGACTTGTCCATCTTGACATCTTTGTGGGCCATGCCGCCTTTGGCCATTTTACCTTTACCGTCAGCGGCAAAAGCTGGAACCTTTTGTCCATCTTTCATAACCATTGGCATACCGCCGTCTGCATATCCGCCCATATTCATCTTTTTCACGTTGCCACCTTTTTTGTAACTACCAAGATCATCCGCGTTTGCGCGGTTACCAGCTAAACCTTTAACGTCAACACCACGCCCCTCGAGACGCTTTGCCGCCATTCCGGGGCCTAAACCACGCTCACGGCTATACGTTTTGTCATCGTCTTTGTTCATGTACAAAGATGATTTTACTCGTTTGACGTCATCATCAAATCCGGAATCTTTTGCTGCCATAGTTCCACCTTTAGAAAATTTACGGCCTTTATCAGCCGATGAAAAATCTTGTCCCACTGACTGTGGAACTCCTGCTTTCTTAGCAAACGATGGGTTGTTAGCCACCGCCGCCATGAAATTATGTTGCTTCTTACTTGTGCTCGGCATCATTTCCCCGCTGAAAGAAGCTGGTCAATTTTTGCTTCAAGCTTGTTAAAGCGTTGGTCAATGTGGTTTGTAATGCGATCCACTTCTGCTTGAGTAACGTTATCACGGGCAACCTCCTCGCGTGTTTTGTTCAACAGAATACTGATACGGGCCAGCTCCCTGAACTTTTCATTCATCATATAGCCCAGCAATCCAATCACCATTGACAGGACGGCAGACCAGGCGGTGTTTAGATCTAACAATTCCAAGCCCTCAATGCTTTATTTATACGAGAATTTGGGTCTTTGGCCACTTCTGCGCTGGTGTTCTTCTTTTTGTGTCCACTCATCCTGGCACAGAAGGAGTCGCGCCTTGAGCCGCCTTCCGGCTGGGGAGGTTTCAAGTTCATACCTTGCGCTTTCGCGGAGGCCCGACCCTTGGCGTTCAAGCCGCCCTTCTCGGATTTGCCCTCTTTCCTCTGCCATGCTGGACTCTTAGCCATAGAACACCGTAATATGCGTATTGGCTCCCAAGAAAAGTCGTATGCCGTAATGGGCAAGAATACCTTCTCCGGGAATATTTACGTTGTATGCAGTTTGATTTGACGAATCTATTTGCAATAGTACGTCATTGTATACGGTGACATTTCCGCTGGCTGCACCAGAATTGGCAACAGTAACAGTAAACGTATTTGCAGTAGCCGCTGTTTGAACTTGATATGGATTGTCTGTTAAATCCCAATCCAAATAAACCCAATCACCCGCTTTTAGACCGTGATTGATAGCAGTAATTGTTGCTGTTGTAGTGGCTCTTGCGTAAGTCCCGCTAATACTAATGTTGTCAACCAAAACAGTGTACTCAGTAGCACCAGTAAAAGGAAAAACAACCGCTCCCTTTAAACGAGTTCGGTATGGAACCATCAAGCCGGAAACCCCGCCATGCTGTGATTTAACGTCATATTGCATTGACATAATCAATCTCCTTTAAAAAAGGGGCCGAAGCCCCTTGGGTTGATTAGGAATCTGCAAATGGTGTAGCAACAGTGCCGGAACCAATAACGTTTCCAGTCACCATGTACTTGTCAGCAGCAACTGCAACAATTTGAATCCATGTGCCTGCAACGCCGCCGGTAGTTGTACCGTTCAAGTTGATAAAGTCATTGGAAGAGCCATTAGCAGAGAAGGCAACCACAGCGCCAGATGAGTCTGAATCAATAGAGATCACAGCGCCAACGTACAAATCGCTAGAACCAGAAGTTGTACCAATTTTCAACGAGCTTGTAGAGATGGTAGTAGGAACCCAGATTGTGTAAACAACGCCTTCGTTGTTAACTGTGCTTGGGTCTTGACCGGGGCCAGATGTAACAGAGTTTGCTGAAACGTTGATTGCTGGCAAAGTCAAAGTGACTGCTGCTGCTAAAGAACCGCCAACAGAAATGATGCGACCGCCGTGAGCTTCGGGGCTTAATGTGGTGCTTGTTGTGATTTCAACGACAGACGCTGGGCCTTGTTGATAAATGCCGCCCAATGAACGAACTGGGCCTTGAAACGTAGTGCGTGCCATGATAATTCCTTACATGCAAGTTGGGGTGTTCTGTCTGCATGTCGTCAGCCGGGACTGTCAGAACACCGGATAATCCCGGATTAAAGACAATATACAACAAAAGAAAAGGGGGCACAAGGCCCCCCTTCAAATATTTCCTAAGAAATATTAAGCTCCGGGTGAACCGAAGATACCCAATGGGTCTGACACGCCGAAGCTGTAACGCTCACGGGCTTTGTAACGGACGTTACCTGTGTCAAAGTCACCGTCCATGCCGGTAGACATGGGGGTACGAACAAAGTGCTTCAAACCGTTGGGCACATCTGTGCACAAGAACCAAGCGTTGGTGTCTGTCAAGTAGTGGTTGACAGCGTAACCTTCGGGAATGGAACCATTGTTCTTCAATGCGTTGATGTCATTGTCAGCTGTAGAAACACGGAGTTCGGTTTCCAACAAACGTGTAGCAACGAACATCAAAGAAGGAGGAACAACCAGCTTGCGGGGCTTAGCTGCGATCAACAGGCCACGCTCATCTGTCCAAGCGGCGATTTGAATAACAGCGTTTTCCAACGATGTTTCATTCAAGTCAGCAGCGGTAGATGGTGTATTGCTGTTAACGCCACCAGAAACCAAGGGGTGTGATGTCGAGAACAAAACTTGACCGTCACCATAAGTGGGGTTGCCGGAACCAGTAAAACCTTGGTTCAGAACCGCCGCAGCCTTGACCTGCTTGGTATAAGCCATACCACGGGCCAAAGCCTTGGTATAACGCGAAGACAAAGAGTCATACAAGTTATCTTCCACGGCTTCTTCGGTGATGGAGAAACCCATCGCGATTGTTTCGTGTGTATAACGTGCAGTCCATGCTTCCTGTGCATTGTCATAAGCGATGGCTGAGCCCTCGTTCTTGACAGGTGCGGCAGCAAAGCCAGACAGTTTTGTCTCTTCTTCAAAGCTACGCTCAGATGTCTCTGTTTCGTAGATCTCTTTGTGCTCTTCGCCGTATTTAGCGTATTCCAAACCAAACAAAGCGTTCAGACCTGGGAGCAACTCTTTAAGTAGTTGTGCGCGTGAAATTGCCATGGTAATTTACTCCTTACAGGCCAACGTTGTTTAAGAACGAATGGGCACTGGGGTTGAATTTAACCAACACATCAGTAAACGCATCGCCAGGAGTGGACGCAAAGCCCACAATACGGAACGCCGCAGCAGTTTGAACCACAGTAGACTCCAAAGCGGTTGTCGAGTTGCCAGTCTGGGTTGAACCAGTGCTAGTGCTCTGTACAGCGGCAAAGAAGGTGTTGCTGCCCAAAGCGGATTGAGCGGCAGAACCGTCAAGCTGAGCTTGGAAAGTAACAAATGGGTCAGTGATCACGTATGCAGTCACCACGCCGGTTGTGCCGGAAGGATAGTACTGACCGTAGATCTGTTGGCCTTGTGCGTTGATGTAAGAACAGCCGACGAAAACGCCGATTGCACCTACGTTAGCACCACCAAGGTTATTGGTAGTGATGTCTGCGCCGGTAGCGGTAGACAGAGCGATATAACCGTCAGCGCCGATGATAACAACTTGTCCATAAAACAAGTTAGTACCTTCGCCAGCGGGGTCAATCAAGAACTGACTCGTAGCGCCAGCATAAGGCATGCCGTCGATACGATTGATGGGTCGTAGCCCATAGGGTGCAGCAGTAGTTGCCATTTAAAACTCCAAAAAGTTAAATACCTTTTCCGAAAGTGACCGTGGACTTACGTTCTTTGAACATAGGCATCCGCGGATCATTCTCGCGCATGTATGTGTTGTCAACTGATTGCATCTGAGCATCCGCTTGTTGGCGATAGTACTCATTACGCTGTTCAGTAAACTCCACAGGTGTTTTGCAAAGCAGTAGACCACCTACTTCAATACTGTCTGGAAACTTTGCCGCAGCAGAATTAAACAGACGAATCTCGGGATGATCAGACGCTTTAACGGGCTCCCACTT